AGAATGCTCACGTTTAGCTCCCTTCGTTTTTGGTCTGACATTTATCCTCAGTTCGTAGACCAGGGACTCCACCCTGCAACTTCGAAGAGGAGTCGTCCGGCCATTAGGTTTGTAAGTGGATCAAGAAGCTTATCTTGTTCACATACGCCCATCTGTTTACACACTAACCCTGCGTACTGAGCGTGGTCTTTCTTCCAATGCACACCATTGATCTGTAACAGTCCGCTGTCAGACCTGTGTGTCCATTCGGATACACCAGTTACATTGCAGCTAGAGTCCACAACGTCACCACCTCTTCGGTTCGGGCACCCACCTGATTCTCTCAAGATGATCTGCCCAAGGCGTTTGATCTGCCCAGGTTTCCAGCCAGCCTGGAGGGCAAGATCTCGCAACCAGGAAATATCCCCATGCTTGAACTGGATTGTCTGGGTCGTCAGCTTCCTCACATCCGCACGTATCCCAGTTGGTGCAGGTGAGGCTTGTTCCGACGGGGCACCAGCTGCTTGAGCTTCTGCTGTCATCACGCCGAGACACATCAGTAGTGCAGTAATGCACCGAGTAAGTCTGTTCATCGTTCCCTCCCATTATAGTTTTTCCTTTTAACCCTTATGGAATAAGGCTTACAATTTCTGTGAACTCAGTAAGAGTCATTAGCACCACGCCTTCGGTTGTACCATCCGGCATAGCTACCATTACAAACGGACGATTATCACCCAACGATTTAGCCGTGTCACTTTGGGCTTTAGCATCTCTGAACCTCGTCCAAATCGGGCCAACCTGAGCCCCTGCCTTGACCTCGCAACGAAAAGCACCACCCCAATTTTCCTCGTGACGGGTAAGGTGACCGCCCAGCCCAAGTTTCTTACGCGCTCGACGCGCCTTCGAATCACCCTTAGTGCGGTTCCTCTTACCCCTAGCTGCAGGGTCACCACAGTTTCTAATCCGACGCGCACCGTCACGACCTGGTCGTCCGAGCGCCCCGAATAAAGGACACCCATCTGCGTTACATTTTTCTTGGTTGCCTTCACATTCACCTTTCCTTTCATCTGTCATAGTTATTCCTCCATACTGATGGGCTGTGGTTATCTTCTACTTGGAGCTTGTGCTCGTTGCTTTCGTACAGCCGGATGATATGCATACATGAATCGTCTAGCTCTTCTTCTCCTACCGAGCATGGCAATCCATCATGAGTGAAACAAACTGGTGGACCGGCCCAGCCCATGTCCAGGCCGATCCTCATCCAGTCCTCAAACAACAACGTGTCTTATCATTTCTTCCAATTTCTTGGAGTACTGCTGCATGAACACAAGCTGTTGCCGTAGCTCTGCGACTTCTCTGCGCAAAGCAATGATTGTTTCTCTGTCTTCCCTTGAGCGAAACATGATTACTTAAACTTTGTAATCAGTGTTGAGGCTTCGCCCTTGGTCAACGAGTCGAAGCTGTCTAGCTCACGACCGATAGTTGCACCACACAGATCCAAGACTTCCTGACCCTTGATGCCCTGACCTGACAGGATTGCACGGATCATGTTGACTTGCTTCTCTGATGCTGCTTCACCTGGATTCTTGATCATTGGTGCAGATGTTTGTCCTTCAACCTTCTCTGCTCCGAACGTATTAACGAGTCCGCTAATGATCTCATCAGTTGACTTATTGCTGATGGGCTTTGATGGTGCTGGTGCAGAACCCATGCGCTGTACCTTCTCCATCTCCTCACGACTAGGACGTGAACCCTTGGCTGCGTACCCGCAGTTGGCCAGTCCGCGTCCGATTGCCGACGTTTCTGCGTTTTCCGCATGGCTTGTCCGGTTGACCGGAGATGCACCACGAAGTTCTTCTGCGTATCCGGTAGCTACAGGACGATCGTCTTCACGGTTAAAGTAGATCTCTGCACGTACAAGGATGCGGTTGTCATCGTAGTAGTGGACACCAGTAAGGATTCTTCCATCCGGATGTTCGTTCCAAAACTTGACGAGTCGATCTTCGACGGTCTCGTAGTTATCTAAGTTGAATGATGCCATTGTTATTTCCTTCCTTTGGTTTTCATTACACGAAATTTCGTGTCCTTCTTGTACAACTTTGCCAGCTCCGGACGCTCTCTGTCAAATCGCGCCGTGTCAAAGGATGTACGCTTCTGTTCTTTCCAAGTGATCACGACCTCCCCGTCGATCACACCTTCTTCTGCTTCTTGCAGTAACTTACCAAGGTCCGCCTTGATAATGCTTTCTCTTGCTTCTAATTCTTTGATTACGTTCTTGACTTTCTCAAGGTCGGCAATCATTAGGGATGCTTCAGCCGGAAGTTCTACCTGAATAGGTAACGACTTCGAATACAACTCACTCATATTCTCGTACGACATTATCGCCGTGTCGGGGACATCTCCTAGGTCAATCGCCTCAAGAAACTTTGCAACTGCCTCAATATGTACTTGGCGCTCGTCAGATGAAACGGTTTGCTTATAGCGGTGGATAACCATCTCGTTGTCAAAGATGCGCCATTCAATGTCTCGCATGCCCGAGCAGATGGACTGCTGGACTCCTTGCCAATACCAATGTGGTGGGAGCTTTCCATCCCATTTCTTGTTGATCGTCTTAATTTCAAATGGTGTTCCTGTTCCGTCCTGTGCATCGAGGGTGGCAATCATTCGTGCCCTGCCATCGTCGAAGCAATACAATTCGTTTGGGGTAAACAATTCAATTCGTTCTTCGTCTGCTACCCATTGGATAATCATTGGCTCCATGCGGTTGCCACGTTCCATTGCTTGGGTCGGTGGCTTTGGCATTGGCGGTTCTTTTGCTAGCAATTCAGCAGCAAGATCGCCTGGTGTCATGTACTTGTGCTCACCATGTACGGCAGCTGCGGTGGATGCAGCAATGCGCTTGCGACCCTTCTCGTCCTGCCAACGTGCGAACAACCATTCCTGGCTTCCGTGCTCAGGCTTTGTAATTTGATACTTGGTTTCCATGTTCCCTCCTTGTGGGTGGGATCACGATACTAGGTCTGTCGAGTGATCACAACCCCGGCGTCGAAGTCAACTTGGACACACTTGAAATCCACCACCATCTTGACCGGGATGTGCAGAACGTGGTCGACGTCCCCGTCCGGGGTGATTGATTGAAACACGGTGACATGATCCGGCTTACCGCCGTCGGCCTCGGACAAAAGAAATCCGGATGTCCTCACGATGCATGGTTCGGGATCGATCTCGGACGGCTGTGTCCATGTGTTCGTCCCGGAGTGGGCGTCTCTCCACGTCACGTATATGTAGGTCAGCGGTTCATTCATCGGCGTCGTCCATTTTCTCACCGCACCTCGGGGTTCGCGGGATGACCCCGTCATACACGCACGCGCAGACGCGCACGCCTAGAGCCAACATGTGTACTCTCCAGTGACGCGACCCTTTTCCGGATCAATGAAGTGGAGGCGCTGTGATGGTTTACCTACTGCACCAACATACGCACGTGCATACTCATTGTGTGACTCCGGTGATCCGGATACAAAGATACGTCCAGCATTAGCCATGGTCAATGTTGTTGGGGTGTGGAAATGTCCGACGTAGCAGTCAGCAAACGGTTCAACAACACCAGTAGACCACGAGCTGACCTTCCGGAGTATTCCTCCGTATGATCCAATCTCGTCACCGTGCACAAGCAGTGCCTTGTATTTTCCAATGGTCACTATCTGATACCAGTCCAATGACTGTTGCCACGTAACGTTCTTTAGATCTTTTGTTCTGTCACTTGTTATCTTGTACGCAACACGGTCAATGTTGTCCCCGTCTGGCATGTCTCCCTTACGACCAAGACGTCCGTGGTTGCCGTATTCACACACAATTGATACCTTCTCAAAGAACGCAGAGAACGTGCGCACCATTTGTTCCATGATCCTGGACACTTCAAATAGCTGTTCAAATAGATGTGCTTCAATCTCGTATGCCTGACCAGGGAAGATGGACACGCCTTCGACCATGTCTCCACCAAACATAAGCACGCATTCTTTTACAGGATGATGTGCTCGCTGGATCTCTGTGAGTTCAATAACCTTTTCAGCAAATGTTTCAATTCTTTTTGAAAGGGTTGCAATGTCATACGACTGTGTCTTCTTGCCACACTGCCAGTCAGTTGCATGAACTAGCGCTACTTCATGTTTTGCTTTGCGAACATCTTTCTTTGGTAGCGCCGGTGTTCTGCGTGCATTACCCGTAGCGAGAGACGCATCCTTTGCAGCACGATATACCGCATCAATGATCCCTTGAGACTTGATCTTTGATCTTGACTCTGAGAGCTGGCTTGTTTTAAGAGCACGCCTAAGTTCTGCAATTTCATTCTGCAACTCTACAGACTCTTGGAACTTACTGCTCACTTCTGCCTCCATCTTTGGATACTCATGGCAGATACTTCAACACCAAGATCCTTGAGTGCGCGACAGATTGCTGCTGCGGTTATGCCAGGGTTGTCCATTGCTTCCATGAAGTCTTTGTATGAATCAGGATCAAGAACATTTTTGATTTTGTCTTGAGCTGGAACATATTGTTTTGTGGATAGTACTTCCGTGAACTTGCTCATTGGTTTTCCTTCCGTATGTACATGCCACCCGGGGGCCCAAGGAAGGGAATAACCAAAGCCCCCGAGTGACAAAAGAAACATTAACACACAGGTTGCAAAAGTTTGGGCAAGGGTATACCTTGTTCGAACAACAACTGGCTAGTCGCATGTGTGTGCTTCCGTCGCAGGGGGTGGGCAGTAAACAGGGGAACCTGGGTAGTTCGCTATGTCATGTAGCGAGGCGCTGTGAATTGTTTAGGGAGTCGGACTGTGGCAACCCGACGGGGGGCACTCAGATCTTTCTGTTGTGATCCTCAATGTGCTTGTCTAACTTGCCTTCCGTACGGATGACGGACTTGTGCATGTACTTGAGCATCCCCATCACCACGTCGTGATCTCTAGCGTTCTCTTTGCGGAACTTCTGCACAAGCATAGTTAGCAAACTAAAAGCACCAGTAACAGCAGCAGCGAGAACGACAGCGATCCCAGAATCCACAAGGTTATGCCTTAGCCTCAAAGTCAAGGACGGCCTGTGACGGAGTGCTATCTACCCAGCGGATATGCCATGGTTCTTCAGGCACAACTTCCCAAGAGAATCCAAATGCAGCAATGTTTAGCTTCATCCACTCAAGTATCTTGCCATTAGCGTTAGCAACATCAACAGCAATGCCAAGCATGTGACGCGAACACTTGTTCGGGTCATCTTCAGGAGCTGCAAGAGGTGCATTGCCTGGCTTTAGGAACCATTTCTTACCCTTGTATGTGCGTGTTTTTCCTGAACCGTTGTCGGTCTCGGTGTAGCGTTGAAGGAATCCTTTGAGCTGCTGGTCGATACTGCGGAATGTGTCACCGCTTGAAGTGGGTTTGATGACCACTCCATCTTCCTTTGCTTTTGCTACTAGCGCTTCGAAAGCACGGGCAGCACAATGGTGCATCTGTCCACCTGTGGATAACTTGCGCAGCATTGCTGGCGTTATCTCGCTTGGCTTCTTTCCTTTGATGTGCTCGCAGTACTTGATCGGTACGATCGGCAGCGACATTACTCAGCTGCTGCTTCAGGCTGTGGCTTTACTGCACCAGTGAACGCAAGTTCAATTTCTTCTTTGGTGAGTGAACCGTCAACGCTGAAGCGGAGGAGCTTTTCGATAACTTGGGCGCATGCCATGATTCCGGCTAAAGCCGCAGACTTCCAAAGGTCAACACCAATCAAGGCACCACCGGCAACAGCTGCCAATGCGGATGAACCGAACAATGCGAAGATACGGAAGATGATGTTTTGAAGCTTTGCCATGGTTAGTCTTTCTTACTGAGTGTTAATACCGAATGCAATATCAATGTTACACCAGTAATCCATACGGCTTGCCTAAGAGTAGGGCCGGATAGGGTTATCAAGACCATGCCTGTACCGGCATACGTCCAAGAGTTATCAGCTAGGTAATCGAAGATCTTTCTCATTAACGTTTAATTCTAGTACCTGCCGCTGCAAGGGTTATCCCTATTCCTACAGCGATGAGAGTTCGCCTTTGTCCTACTGGGATATTGGATCCAAGCGGTACGTAGGTGTCAAGTGCACTCTTGAAGATGTCAATCTTGTCCTCAAAACTAGACCGCACTTCAGCCGGGGCATCCTGAACCGCAGCAATAAGTTCCTCTGTCTGTGCATCAGTCAGCTCGGCAACATCTAAAGCTTCGAAGATCTGGTCTGCTTGTTCACTGCTAACTACAGCAAGCACGTCAGGTGATGTGGCAAGCGCGATGGCCTGAGCCTGCGTAGGTTCTTCGGCAAGGATCTGATCTACCACCTGTGTCACCTGCTCCGGGCTCAATTCGGCCAGAGCTTCTATAAGGGCCTCTACGGTCGCAGCCTCCTCAAGTATCGATATAACTTCTTCATCGCTTAAGGGGGCATCTGGAAGCGTCTCAGGGGTTGTGTCAACCACCTCTGGCTCGGTAGTCTCAGGGTATGTTTCTTCTGGACTTGGCTCAGTTGTCGTGGTTGTTTCTTCGAGAGGCGTCTCCTCTTGGATGGGCTCCTCTACTACTGTCGTTGTGGTGCCTGTCTCGGTTATCTCAGGCTCTTCAGGAACGTAAGGCTCAGTCGGTTCTGGCTCGTATATTTGGGGAGGTTCAGTAGATGTTGACGGCTCTGGTGGTAGTGGTGTGGTCGGCACTAATACTGACGATGTTGTTTGCGGTACGGAAGAAGAACTAGTTGAGCTCTCCGGTAAAACCACCGTTGTACTTGTCGTTGTAGTACTTGTCGTCGACGAGGTTGTACTTGTCGTACTTGTAGTCGTCGATGTAGACGAGGTTGAGGTTTCTGGAACTGTCGTAGTAGTCGGGACTGTGGCAGGGACAGTCGTTTGCGGAACAGTAGTAGTACTTGTCGTCGTCGACGTCGTGGATGTGGTTATAGATTCCCATAAAGACAAGTTGCTAATAGTCAGAATACCAGGTTGACAGCAGGTATCAATAGAATACTGCCGGAACGTGAACACATCACCCTCGTTGACGGGTACGGACTTAGTTCCTGTCGCATTGTTCTGTTGTGTAAGCAAGGTGTATACGCCGTTGATGCCGTACTGTGGCGGGTCATACACCCAACCATCATTGGTTTGATATGCCCAAGTGAAATCTATTGTGTCCACATCAGCTGGGATTGTGGTCTCAATTTTCACCCAATGCGCTTGACCTGCACATCCGCCTTGGTCTGGACCGTGCAAGATTATCTTATTGTTGACTACCTCAACTGATCCAGATGTTGGACATGACTGGCTGTATGTCCACTCACCAAGGGTGTCGGCTTTAGCTGGCTTAGCGAATAGTGCAAAAGCTATAGCTGGAATTATTATTAGCCAGCGGGTGTTGCGACCCATGCCAGCGTTTCTTCATCCCAGTAGAATGCTCCCTCTGGTCTTTGAGTTGGTGGTTGCCAATCATTGTTGCTGTCTAGCGACCATGATGCGAATGGTTGTGGTGCTACGAACTGGTCTTTAACAGCGTCGTATGCGAAGCCGACACCTGCGTATTGTTTGCGAATACGGTTGTTGTAACTGGTTTGTACCCACGTACCACCAAGCAGGTTGTTGCACCACTCTGCACCGTTGGCCTCGTGTTCGTCTGCTACAACGATTACTCGTAGGACTGTGTTAGTTGAATCTATTTCCGCGAAATGTGCCATGTTCTCATCCTATTGGGTATCTGATTATTACTATGCCTGAACCACCAGCAGCACCAGTGCTGCCGTTAGTCATTGATCCACCGCCACCACCACCTGTATTCGCTGTGCCAGCAACTTCTGCTTGACCGCCACCGCCAGCACCGCCAGCACCTTTTGTGCCAGCATATGAACCACCACCGCCACCTCCAGCATAAGTAACTGCTGAACCAGTAATGGAATTAGATGTTCCAGCACCACCAGCACCACCACCAACACCATTAACACCGCCAGAACCAACAGCACTTGATCCACCGCCACCTGCTGCAGAATAAGTTGGTGGCGTTCCAGAACCAGCACCACCACCATAACCCTGAACTGGAGAAGTTACTGGAGAGGAACTACCAGCACTAACAGAGTATGCACCGCCACCACCTGAACCACCGTCACCACCGTTAGTTGATGTGGTGTTGTTTCCACCTAAACCACCGCCAGTAGAAGTAATTGCGCTAAACACGCTGTCACTTCCTTTAGTCTGTGCGTTTCCTCCAGCACCAACAGTTACCGTGTATGCAGTCCCAGATAATAGGGATTGTGTTGTTGTTCGGTATCCACCTGCGCCACCGCCACCACCAGTGCCGTTACCACCACCACCACCACCCGCGACAACCAACACTTCAACATTGTTTAATGTTGCGTATGATGCGACCGTGATTGTGCCAGTTGATTTGAACTGGTGAACTTTGTATACAACACCTGAAACAGTAGCAACTGATTCTTCGCCACCAACTAATAAATTTTGGTTACGGTTCAACCCTGACAAACCTGCCAAATGCACATACTGACTTGCTTTTGTTCTACCACCACGCATTATGCCACCGTCACAGTCGTTGAACCAGTCGAAGTAAACGAATGAATCGTGTACCCACCCGAAGTAGTTACAGTTCCGCCGCTAACCGAAATACCTGCTGAGGATGCGTCTGATGTTAGGTAACGGAAAATCACAATCCCTGAACCACCAGCAGCACCTGGAGCCAAAACATTGCCAGCATCATACGAACCGCCACCGCCACCGCCACCTGTGTTTGCTGTACCAGGAGCACCATTTCTCGCACCCGTATTACCAGCTCCACCGTTACCGCCACCACCAGCACCACCAGTACCGTTTGAACCCATGTTTCTTGTAGCACCACCGCCACCGCCGCCGTAAGTAATAGAAGTTCCCGTAATGGAAACAGCAACACCAGCACCACCATTACCACCTGCATCAACTCCAGCATTTGAACCTGCCGTGTTAGCACCACCACCACCACCACCAGCACTTTGATAAGAAGCACTTGAACCGCCACCACCAGCACGACCTTGATTGGCTGTACCAGAAATAGCCGTAGTTCTGTTGCCACTATTGCCACCACCTGAACCACCACTTGAAGCAGCCGATGTTCCACCACCACCACCACCACCACCAGTAGAAGTGATACCAGCAAAAGATGAATCCACGCCATTTGAACCTAGATACGGACTACCAGCAGCACCACCTGCACCAACAACAACAGTGTATGTTCCAGCACCAATACTAATTGCTGAAAAAGATTCTAAAGTGCCGCCGCCACCCGTAGCGGTTACGGTGCTACGCAAACCACCTCCACCGCCACCGCCGCCTGTTTCATACGGTGACGAAACATTTGCGCCACCACCTCCAGCACCACCAGCGACAATCAAATACTCAACAGTCACAGACGGATTAATCCAATTTTTTACAGACTGACCAGCCCGACTACGAGTATCCCAACGAAGCGTCATGCTTCGACCCTACGCAATCGCGTTAACGAAGCCAGAAAGCAAAATTACATCAGCAGTAGCAGCAAACGCCTTAACAACCTTTGCGTTCTGCAAAATCAAACCAGGAATCACAAGCACCAAACCAGCCTCAGCAGCAATAGTCAACTCAATGTTGCCATCAGCAGCCGTAGCAGTACCCCACTCCAACGTGAGTTTTACAGCCGAAGTAGAAGTGTTATTCGCATACAACCAAATCTCATCAAACACACCAGCAGTTGTTCCAGCAACAGCAGTATGAACAGTCACAGTCGAACCAGTAGCCGTACCAGTGACCTTGATAGCCAAACCATCAGTAGAACCCGACAGTTTCTTTTTTGTAAATGTTGCCATGTATTACTCCTTAACTAAAAACTTGGACGGCTATAACGTTTTGATCTGAATCGGACGGTGACGCTGCCGTAGCCCATGTTAGTGCATTACCCGCACCAGCAGAAGTTAGAACATAACCAGCAGTACCAGCAGCGAGCCAAGCAACACCATTGGTTGCAGTCGAATCAGCATTAAGAATTGAACCATTACCACCAACAGCTAAACGGTTAAGGGCAGAACCATCCGTTGCGAGAAGGTCACCCTTTGTCGTAAGTGTTGCAGCTACAGCGTTAGCCTGGTCGGCGTCAACAGCCGTGAATACTGGGTAGCAAACAGCACCAGCGGTATGTGAAGCAGCAGTAGTGCCGTCAACTCCACGAGTAATAGACGAAAGGGATCCCGTGCTGCGCGTAGCAACAAGAACCTTCTCTTCGTTTGATAGGCCCGGATCGATAACCATATAGAACGGACCGCTAGCAGTAGCGGGCCAGTTGGTTACAGTGCCAGTCAGAGTAGCGCTAGTATCTCCAGACGTAATCGAAGACGTGAGTGTGCAGGTTGCTGATGAACCTGAATACGATCTCCTAGTTGCGTACGCCATTTACTCTCCTAATCTTGTACTGAACGCATTGTCACAATACAGGTTCCTTCAAGGTCCCAGTTTTGATAGTAACCGTCAACAACCTGGAACTCCATGTCCTCGACGACCACTGAAAATGTTTCAGTATTTTCCTGATAGTTTACCACTACCGGATTTGTGACTAAACCGCGAAGCGCTTGGAGCTCTGCCTCTACGTCGAAATAGTGCTCGGACCCATGAGTATCAATGATCTTGTGGTGCATAAGTATCGGCACACGGAACACCTGGCTACGGGCAGGAGAAGCATAAGCACGGGCCATCCAGCGAGTAACTGTTGGTCCTGTGGTTGCTGTTGCCCTAGCTAGTTCAAGTCGGAACTTTGCCTCGATGAACTTTGACTGTGGTCCGTTTGACACTTTCTCTGTTGACGACTGCTGCACATGGGCTGACATAACCGTGTATGCGCTGGAGTCGCTAGAGATAGATGGGGTTACGGTGCCCTCAAGTGGTGTGGTTCTGATATCAAATTTAGCTACAAATTTACGGTCAGGAATACCCCATCGGTATGTGCCGGTAACTATTTCACCAGTCTCAACCAGGTTTGCTGTGTCCTCTACATACACGCCATCTCCAGATACAGAGAAGATCCGCTTGTTGTCGTACGTAATTACATTGTTGACATTTGCTGTGGACGTAAGCATCAGGTCTGTTGCGTATGCTGGAGTATTGGAGGTCGTAAACGAAGACAGGTCAATGCGACCAAGGCCGGTAGATACACCGTCATAGTTGGACCAGTTAAACCATACGTACTTATCGTCGGCTGTGAATGCAGTCACCCCGCCGGACACAGGGATCAAGGAACCGGAAGTCAGATTGGAGTCAGCATCAGATGTTGCGTAACGCACACCTTTGCTTGTTCCGATAAAGATTCCACCAAGGTAACCAAAGACAGTGTTTGGTATTTCTCCAGCTGGGAACTCAAGAGCCACAACAGGTGTGTCAAGGACACCGGTACTTGCAATGGTTATCTTGTAGATTGCACCGCGGTCTCCGCTGTATCCAGCTGCGTAGATTGCGTTCTGTCCAGCAGCAAAGCTTGTCCAGTTCCATGTTGTTAGCGGATGTGTGTAATCAGCGGCACCAACGTTTCCTGATGGACTGTAATGAAGGCGTCTTGCATTCCCTGCAGCAGTATTTCCGGACACCATTACGTATCCTTTTACGAAGTCGACATAATAAAACTCTTGACCGTATGCAAGGTTTGCTGCAGTTTGGGTATCATCAATCTTCCACAAACCATGAGTATTGGCTGTTCCCTCGTAAGTCAAGTAAATGTTGCTCCCATCAGAAGCCATGTCACGAGGAGTGTGACCAGCTGGTAGACCGGTTATAGCGGTCCAGGTTGGAGAAGAAGCAAACGGATTAGATGAATACCTGACTGTTTGGCCATCGGATACGTACACCTTGCCGTCAGCAACATGCAATCCAAGGTTGGTATTAGCCGAGTTAAGAGATTCTTTTACCTTGTTGAGAAGCTTGAGCTGTCCCTTGGTCCATGGGTTAATACCCTTGCTTGAATAAAATCGGTAGTCCTGTGCTTCTGCCGTATCTGCATATAACTGACCTGCGCCCAAATGCCAAGATGTTTCACCACGACGCCACAAACCCTGTGGGTTGATAGCTGCTTCACCAGGGCTGGTTGACTGGTCAACAGAATCACGGACGCGTGCCTCAAACCCACGCATGAACTGATTTGACTTCTGATCGACCAAGTATGGTCGTCCGTCAATTGCTACTGGAAAAATATCTGGGACCAAGTTATTTGATGGCCTTCCTGAAAAGAATGGATGAGTGTTTACGAATGGTTCCGCAAACGTAAGCAGGCCAACCACGGCTTACTCCCGTGTTAGGAACGTTGGGTATGCCCTGGCTAGTCGTGCTGCCTCCGCTGTGATTCGGTCCTTGCGAAGCTGCTTTAAGTTGGAAATAGAAGCAGTTATAGCACCGGCACCAACCTCTTCTGCTCGACGTGTGTCGCCCTGTGACTCGGTAAAGTTGCGCTTTACTTCGCGTGGGGCCATCAAACGAATCTGAGTGCCAATAGTAACAATGTCGGTGATTGATTCTTGTACACCACATGTTGTGTTGACATCAGTAGATTCGCTGGTTGTGCCACTATATGCAGCTTTGTATACAATGCGTAGTCTTCCGGGGTATACGTTCTGGTCAAACTTGATAGCAAAGCCAGAAGCAAAGTCGTCAGTAGGAAGATCGCGAACAAGTTTAACCTTTCGTGCGACTGGGTAGTCGTCATTCAGGTAACGCACAGAAACGCCAAGAAGGTCGATCATGCTCGTTACTCCAGCAAGGCCAACCATTCTATCTGTTCCGTTGTACGTGTAGTCAATGGTCTTGACCTGGAACAAACCGTTCATTGGGGAAGACAGATCCATTAGCTCATCGTTTATTGCCTCAAGGACCTGAGCACGGGGAAAGCGTGGGCTAGCAGTAATGATTGCGCCAGATGTGTGGGCAGCCGCCGTAGTTCCGGCGTACCCACGCTGAACAGTCAAGGTCTTTGATGCCGTGTCTGCTTCCCAGATGTAGAACATCTCCGAGTCAATTTCAAATACCTGGCCAGCACGAAGAGACTCAAGTGCATACGTAGTTGTGACACTCGTCGCAGATGAGTTGATTGTAGAAGCAAGCTTGTTGCGTGCCTCCACTGTCCCCGATAGAAGCTGTCGCAACGTCCTGTCAATAAGGGTTGCAGTAGTTGTCATTTACTTCTTTTTCTTGGCCATCTTTTTTGCCATAGGCTTGTCTTCTTTTTTCATGGACTTCTTTGAGGCCATTTTCTTGTCGGCCATACCAGGCTTCATTTTTCCGTACATCATGATTGCTCCTTAGTTGTTGTTGTGAAATCTTACCATTTTACTTTGTTTGCCCAATAAGCTGCAGACATCTTGCCCTTTGCAATGTTCTTGGCATGTCGAGCCTTGAATGCTTTATTTCTTGCTGATCCATCAGGTGAACCCTGCACGCCCTGTTGACCAAATCGGATTAGCTTTACCTTCTCGCCAGACTTGGCAAGTACGGCATGTGACTTTGATGCACCCGGAGTCTTCTTTGGTTTGTTGTAACCAGCAAACTTCTCACCCCTGTATTCGATGGTCATTACTTGATCGGCCCTCCATAAACCCAGGCATCACATGTCCTGTCACCTGCACACTTAAAGTCAAATATCTCACAGAACCCAAGGTTTGCTTTGTCAACAACCTCTGCAGCCACGTTTCCTGGTTCATCCCCAAGACCTTTCTCAATGCATGAGATCATCTTTGGTGTCTGTATAAATGCAGCACAGTTCTTGCAACGAGAAGTCTTTGCTACATCAGACGTAGTCTTGAATATGGCGGCTTTCTTGTTCCAGAACTCGTTACTTGGTAGCTTGGGATTCATGGGGCCATAGTTGGCTTTATCGATTGCGGTCTGTCTATTGTCTAGGTTGACAGTAATATCTTGCGTTGCCGGAGGACATCCGTTAATAAGTTTCTCAGCCACTACTTCTTCTTTTTCTTTTTGGCTACTGCTGCTTGTTCCGATAGACCAATAGCAATAGCCTGCTTGCGCGATGTTACTTTGTCACCAGATGAGGACTTAAGCTTTCCGCCTTTGAACTCATGCATTACTTTGCCCATTTTGTCTGTCTTTTTTTTCATATACCCAATCCTGTCTCGACTTGCCACTTGTGTTCTGCTTTTTTCTCCACCTCAGCAGCACCATCAATGCGCTTTGGTTGTAAGCCTTCATTGCGTAAACGCTTGTATGCTGGCATGTCCTTCTGCCAGTTGCGCTCAGTCTTATTGATGCTGTCAACATTTTGACCACGAGTTGTAGTGGTATTCATGCCCATGCGCACACCGGAAACACGACAAGCAAAGCAGCCATCTACATCTAGGGTTGGGTGGGTCTGTTGGTGAATCACGATATATAAGCTCCGTATCCAGCTGTAGTTAGTTCTTCTACCTCTGTGTCATCAAGGAATATGTTGTGTCCACCAAGATATGCCCTTGTTGAGTTACCGTATCCCGGGTCATTGATTGTATACGATCCATCGGACAGGCGGTAAAGGTTCTCTGCTCTTACACCTTGAGGCACGTGAGCAAACAATCTGTCGGCCCTTCTGTCACCGTAAAGGTCTGCCCACGCGTACAGGGTTGTGTTTGGAACACGGAAGATCCGTGACTTAATCCAAGTAGCATTGCCACTTGTTGACCCCTGGCCTGAAGCTGTTGCTGTTCTTGGAAGTATTTCAATAGCTGTTGCAAACTCTGATCCAGAACCAGATCCTGTTGCGGTTCTGTACATTATTGCATTGCTTGAAATGGTGCTAGATCCAATGCCGGATCCACTCGCAGTTCTTAGTGAAGACTTAGCTCCAACTACTACGGCTGAACCAACACCAGAACCAGTTGCAGTTCTTGGACTAGTTATTAATCTTGTGGCTGACTGAGTGCCAGCACCAGAACCAGTAGCAGTTCTAAGTACTGTGAGTAGTCTTGTCGCTGATTGTGTTCCAGTTCCAGAACCAGTAGCAGTTCTAGAGAATGTTAGACCAACATAAAACTGTTGAGTACCAACGAATGGTTCGGTGAATCCGATTACCTGTGTTGTAGGCATGTGGGGTTATTCCCCTACCGACTAGTCGAGGGACAGCGTAAGGGTTGTGATCTGGAAAGTGTCTCCGGCTGTCACAGCTGCGGATGAAGAAAGAGCTCCAGTCCACAAGCAGTTGCCAGAAGTTGAGGCATCCCATGCAGACCAGTGTGTATATGTCTCAGTTGTGCTCACGTTGGTCCATGTAATTGCTGCAGAAATTGCAATCGATCCAGAGGAAGCAGCAGACCAAGCAGCTACCGTTCGAGTCGCGTTTGTCGCAGCTGCAGTAGTTCCATCTTCACCAGCATCTGCAGTATGGAGCTTGATGTAAACAGCCGATGGGATAGTCCAAGCAGCCCTGCCTGTGACGTGATCCAAGATCTTAAGTTCTGCGTAGTTAGAGATTGACATGTAACTCCTAGTTCTTAATTAGTATAGCAAAGCCCCTCCGCCTAGTACGCGGAGGGGCCTTACTGATTACTGCTATGTAGCTAACTACTTAGCTAGCGTTTGCACCGATTGACGATGCTGACTCAATACGACGCAATGAAGCCTCGCGGAAGCGGCCGTAGCCACCGAGCCAGTACCAACCAATTGGCATCAAGCGCATGAGCAAGTCGGTCACGTTACCGCGAACAACCTTAGGCATTGCGCCGTTTCCATCCTGGGTGCTGAATGCCTTAGCAAGAGCCTGACGACCCATGATAAGAGTTGCATACGAGTCACCCGTTCCAGCTGCGCCAGCGCCGTTGAATGCATTAGCAAACAATGGAGCGCGTGGGGTTTCGATGAATCGTACTGATTCAAAGAGACCAATTTCACCGTTGTAGATGCCGGTTGGGTCAACGTAGTTGGCTGGCGTGCGCCATGCTGCTGCGTCTGTTGCCGTGCGGAAGTCGTACGAAACGTCTGGGTGGATGAAGCCGATGTACGAACCGTTGAAGGTTGGAACGTTGGCCTTACGCAAGGCAGCTACCTGCTTGCGAATGTCGTTTGCTGACAGCACGTCAGCGACAGCCAAACCTACACGGCTTGACTTGCCACCAGCGTAGGCCACGTTGTCGCCTGCAGCAAGAACTGCTGAAACAACTTGGTCCATCGAGTCACCGGCGTTATAGCCGATAACGTTTGCTGCTGCTGCGTCTACGTCCAAGAACGCTGTGCCACGGAGCTTAGCTGTGGTCACAACGGCGTTGCCGTATTCTGCAAGGGTGACGGTCTTCTGGCTGTCCGAAAGGGCAGTAGGAGTTACGTCGGTCACTTCGTTCAACGTGCTAGTCGCTGCTGCGATGTCGTTGAAGATAGTGAATGTTACAGCGCTTCCAGGCATTGCCTGAGCTACTGGTTGTACGTCTGCTGCCTGATCGAACAAAAGCTCTGAACGCAATGCAAAATATGCAAGGCGATCAAACGCAATTTGATCTACAGACAGTGAAGACATTTGGGTTTCGCCTGCCATGTTATTAGTTCCTTAATTGAGTTAGATGATGTTGGTTTGGTTGGCTCGCGCCTGGGCCAGTAATTCCATCACTTCTCGTTCAGATTTGGCGTTAGAGATTCGTGAAGCAAAGTCAACTTCTGGCTCACCCGAATCGCCTACTCGTGCTGCATTTCCCATTCGGCTCCACGCCTGCTGTTCGGCTGGCGCTACCTGCTGGGGTGCTGGTGCACTTTGTTGCGGTGTTAAGTTAAGTTTGGAAGCTGCAGACTTGATGGCTTCAGCAGAGATTTCACCGTCGTAGCCTTTGATGAAGTATTCAGCTACCGGGCTTGACAGGTCTACACCTGCTTCCACGAAAGCTAACTTCCTCTTGGCTGCTTCAGCATCTACTTTCAGCTGTCGAAGTTCTTTGTTCTCTTGTTCCAGTTTCTTCAGATGTGATCTGACCGGATCTCGAGTTTGCTGCACTTGGTCTTGAACGTCCTCTTCATCGTAGAAGCCTTGTTCTGACATGACCCACTCCTTCTGCCCACGCTTGGTTGGAGGAACCAAACGGCTGCTTAACTTATACACCCCTAAGTGCACATTGAAACCGGGGGGTTTTCCAATGGTTAGTTCCTGGTGGAACTGTTAAAACTATATCACACGCTTCCTAGACCGGATTGAATTGATCCACCAACTTGACGTTGAGTGAATCCTCCACCTCCGCTAAGGCCAGCTACTTTCTGTCTCTTAAGTTCATCGAGCTTACGTTTTGCTTCAGCGTCGGTACCAAGTGCAGCGCCAGCAATCTGTTCTTGTGACAGACCGGCTTCCGATGCAGCAGCACGTCGAAGCTCACGCATGTTTCCTACTTCAGTAAATGCTGTCTGCTGTACCGCCTGTGTGATTCCCTTGCGGGCTACATCTTCGGCAAACGAAACGCCAAGGTTGAGTCCAGCTGTTCGCTGTCCCATGGCAGATGTAAGTGCTGCCTGTGCTTGGATCTTGTAGTCAGCTGCAGTCAGGTTCTTTCTAGCCTGTTCAGGGTCAATGAAGTAGGCAAGGATATCGCCGTCGGTAAGACCGTACATGGTCTTCAGTTTTTCTGTAACGTCTACTGGTGCATCACGAACAACGGCGTACGCGTCTTTGAGCCTGTTGTTTAGTTCGTATGCAGATACATCACCACCAATAAGTTTGTCCAGCTTTTCCTGGGTATCCATGAAACCCTTTGGAAGACCA